TTTAACAAGGTAACCATAGCTTGTGTGCCAGGTAATCATGGGGAGGTAAGAAAAAATGGTAGAGCATTTACAACCTTCGGTGATAACTGGGATATCCATGTATTTGAAATACTAGAGGCGGTCATAGCCGAGAACAAACAAGCCTACAAACATGTAAGGTTTGATATACCCGATGATGAACTGGTAGTGGTGACTGATATAAGAGGAAAGAAATGTGTCTTTGCTCATGGCCATCAATTCCGAAGTGGAGGTACTAACTCTTTTGCTAAACAACAGAAGTGGTTGGCTTTACAATCATTAGCTAAATTAAAAGCGGATGGTTGTGATATATTATTGTCGGGCCATTACCACCACTTATCAATAGTACAAGAATACAATACCCTATTCCTTCAAGCACCTTCAATAGATGGTGGTAGTAGATGGGCCGAGAATACACATGCTTTGATTTCGGATCCCGGAACCTTGACATTTGTGGTAGGGAACAATACAATATCTAATATGGAGGTTATATAAATATGGACTATAAAGACCTAGCAGAAAAAACAATCTGGACATTTGTCGAGGCTTTTATTTCTGCTCTTACAGTCGCACCTTTAGTTGGAGTGGACGCTGACGCAGTTCAGTTGGCCGCTTTATCTGGTGGTGCTGCCGCTTTAGTGGTAATTAAAGAGTTTGCTAAAACCAAAATAGCTACTCCTTAATGAAATATAAAGCAAAGAAAAAGAAAAAAAGTAAGAAAAAGAAAAGGTACTAAAGTCCGTGGTGTTCTAGTATTTCTATAGCCTCATCTGGTGTATAGATAACTGCTGAAATACCACCGGCATTAGATACCTTCTCTAAAAAATATTTCTGTCGTGGGCTTAGTTTGTGGTTACCGTCAATTCGTTTGACTTCAAATGCCACAAACCGTCCATGAATACAACCAATAATATCTGATATACCTGCACCTTGTTGTGCAGAACCATGAACTTTAATCCACACACCACCTCTATCTCTTAACTCTTTTAGGATGGCTCTATGAACTACGCTTTCTCTTGCACCCATTTAGGTATCTCCCTCTTAGTATATTTGAGTAGGTGTTTCTTATGAACATTATAGTAGGCTCGGTATGATAACAAAGCACTACGGTTATTCTTAACATCATCAGGCATAGCTAAAACTGGTTTAGTCATTGGCTGGGGTAGTATATTTTTAGGTAAATGTCTTAATGCCTCAAGTAATCTTGTTTCGGTTTTATGTATCTTTTCATAACGGTAAGTGTATTCGGCACACAAAGCACGCCATAGTTTAAAGGTGTAATCATAGTTGCCACTTGTTTGTCTTATCCATTTACCACATGGGTGATTAATATAACAAGCCTTATATAAAATATCATTTTCGTATGGTGCTATATCATCAAGGATCCGATGAGCGGTACTCATTAGCTGGGCGTATTCTAAAATCATCTTAACCACATGCTTATCATTATGAGCCATAGCACATTTAACAGGGTCTTTATCTAGGTAAAAAATATTCATTAACTCTCCTTAAAAAAATAGAGTGGTATGTCTTGGCGCCTGACATACCACTCTTTATTGCTACGAGAGAGGAGGTAGCAATCTAATTATAACTCAATACTGTTGGTTGTGTCAACCGCAGTTTCGGTTTTAACCTCAGATGATTGAAGTAAATTACGGCTAAAGACATCATTTATTTCTGACCTCTTTTGCCCATTGTATTCACCATCAACGATGGCTACTGCACATTGTCTTCCTTCTAATCTATCTAAAGGTATATCCATAGCACCTGAGCCTGCTACTTCTACTCCACATGCCTCTAAAGTATTTCTAAAATTCCATAGAGATTGTGGAAGTAAGACAGTATTATACCAAAATCTTGCGCCGGTATAATCTCCGCCTTCTAATTCAAAAGTCCAAACAACCATCGGGTTACCTGCTTTAGAAGTTTCAGCTTTTGCCTCTACTACTTTAGCTGGGTAATTACCTTCAGGTATAACGGGCTTTCTGGTTTTACTTTCAACTCCTGTGAAGTCAACCTTAATTTGACTTTCACTTTGGATATTGACTTTACCTTCACTCATTTATTTACCTCCCAGTTTTTTGAGTAATTTAGGAACGGTCACATCTTTTGCCCAGTTAGGCAATACTTGTTCGTCCCCAGTGGTTAATCTCTCACCTACTAATGACTTCGCACTTCTAAATTCCATACCATATTCTAATGGTGGGTCTTGAGTAAGTGGTGCGTTAGCTGGTAAGTCACCTTCTCTTACAAAGGTTCTAGCAATTATGTCTGGCATTTCACATAGCGTAGACCTAATTGCTGGTGATACATCTGGAACGATGTCGGGACCAGCGGCGTTGCTATCCTCTTTTAAGTATCGTTCTTGTGCCAAATATATCAAGTGCATACCTTGAGTTCTACATACCGCAGATAACTCTTCCATAAACTCGTTCATGGATTGAGATAATCTACCCCAACTTTGCATAGTTGGATTGTTTGGCATGCGTTCTGTATCTCGGCTTTCCTCATCTTTTAGAATATACCTCATACATGTTCTTGCCAAAGCGGTGACTGTATCTACCACAACAGTTTTTCTATCATGGTCTGCATACTTAAGGTAATACAAAAAGTCATAGGCACTAGACCATTGAACTTTTGTAGGTTTGCCTTTCTTATCAACTGGAAACAGTTGAAGGTCAGGCACATCTCGAACTGTCATGACACCAGGCTCAGCCATAAATAAGATTGGTTTTGGACCAGAACAAGCAAATCTAGTCTTGCCTGTTTTCTGTCTGCCATAGACCGTCATGTGTAATGTCTGGTCTATCTTATCTACGGGAGATACTTGCGACATGATTTCGGCTAATCTAGCCTCGTCCATTTCTTACCTCCTTGGGTTTATACTTCTGTTTTCTTATTTGGTTAGCTTGTGGGGATCCTAACAATTCAGCATTACATAAATCCTGAAACGAACAATCCCAATCACATGCTTTACCTAGAACACGATAATAAGCCAATTCATCTCGGCTATCCATGAAGTTAATAACTTCTGCGGTAGCCAACAATTCTTGTATCATTGTGTCCGTAAGTAATTTTGGTTTAGCGATAGTTATCCTCTTATAAAAGTTGGAACTATTCTGCAAACTCTCTAACCAATGGGTTAGTTCATCTGTCATTTCCAAATCATTTTCCTCGATAAATTCTTTCAAGGTTAAATAATCGGTCTCTATCTTTACCTTAGACATACGACCTGACTTGGTCATACGCGGTTTAGTAGGTGGTTTGGTACGGATATAGTTAAAGATAAACTGGTCAACATTTATACCAAGTTTCTTTAACGCCCACAAATATAATGTGGATTGTATATCTGTATTACGCCACTCTGTATCTGGTAAAGTCTTGTTAGACTTATGGTCCCAGACACTTACCATACCGTTTCGTTTGTCTTGGACAATCATGTCTGGCTTAAACTTAAACTTAAGCTGGTCATTTATATCCACTTCAAACTCTTCCTCTACAGAAATTATCTCAAGGTTCTTATCTTCCTCTTCCCATTGATACATATAGCCGTTCATAAGTCTAGCCGATATACCTGGCAAATCTCCGTAGTGTTCTTTTTCCTCTGTCATTAACCCATTAAATTTGTGTGTTAGGTCGGCATAAGTTTCCAACCAATCATCACCTTTGTAATGAGTTTCTAAAAGAGAGTGGATCCAATTACCCAACGCTAATGGTAATGACTTACGCTTAGCCTCAAGTTGTTGGATATATTTATACTCATACTGTTTAGGACATCGCCTAAAAGTCTTGAGTTTGGATTGCGATATTGTAATCACTACTCTCCTCCTCTAATGAATTATAACATAACTGGTTAGTTATTCAAGAACTAAATCCTCTGCACCTTCAGACCACCATTGACCAACTTTAAAATCCACAGTCAAAGGTACTGATAATTTAAATGGTTGATAGTAAGATAGGTCAGGGTTTTCCATTACTTGTTTAATCTCATTTAACCTAGTAAGTAAATCCTCATCATTTTTAATTAAGAATAAAATGGAATCATGAACTGTACCAATAAGTTCAACACCTTTATTATCCTTGTATTTTTTATCTAATTCTTTTAAGGACATTAACATAAAGTCGCTGGCTAATGATTGGACTGGTGAGTTGATTGCTTGGCGTTCTGCTTGTGCCCTAAAGTATTCATTACTGGAATCTATATCGGGCAAATGTCTTACTCTACCAAGCGGGTTCATTACCCAGCCTTTTCTACGAACCATTTGTCTTTGTTGTTCATGCCAATCAACTAATGTAGGATAAGTCTGAAAGAATTTCCTACGAGTATCTTGTGCCTCATCAAGAGTTATCTTTAGACCAAAATTATCTCTGGCATACATTTGAAACTTCTCGGCACCCATACCATAAACAAAACCAAAGTTAACCGCTTTAGCTTTCTTTCTCTCTTCCGCCTCAGGTTCTACTTTACCTGTCATCGCTTGAGCAGTTAAGGTATGTATATCTTGACCTTCATTGTATGCTTTAACTAAAGCCTCATCTCTTGAATAGTGAGCTACCAACCTTAACTCTACTTGTGAATAATCAACCTCAACTACTTTGTATCCCTCAATACCGCCAATAAGACCTCTAATAAAAGTATCTCTTGGTACTTGTTGTAGGTTGGGGTCAGCACAAGAGAGCCGGCCGGTAACCGTATGAAATGGTTTATAACTTGGGTGTAGCCTATAATTTTTATCTAATCGTTGGGCCCAGTTATTAAAATATCTTGACCTATAGCCTGCCCATTTACGATACTCTAAAATATTATTAACCACTCCGCTCTCATCAATATCTCTTAGGCGCAGTAATACGGATTCAGCAGTTGAGGGATTACCAGTTTTAGTAGCCTCAAGTATAGGCAAACCTAAATCTTTATATAATACCTTACCAAGTTGTTGCACACTTCTAGGATTAAACTCACCAACCATATTAAATAAATCATTTTCTTTTTGGTCAATAATAAATTCAGTTTCCTCTAAGCGTTCATCAAATTTATCCATGTCTATAGGCATACCAGTTATTTCCATATCAGCTAAGGCTTTATAAGCTGGCATAAGAACATCATAAAACATGGTGTTTGATATATGCCTTGCTAACCCTAGATTACCACCAATTATCTGGCGTTGTTGTTCCCAGATTTGATAGGTGTATATAACATCTAAGGCACCATACTCTACAAGCTGATTGAAAGGTGTAATGTAGGGATCCTTATATTCTTTTAATAAGTATTTCCATGGTTCTACACCAAGATATTTTATGGCCAGAGTTTCTAAATCTTTCTTTAGGTTCTCATCGATAATATACTCGGCACCCATAGTATCATAACTTGGAAACCAATCTAGATTGTATGCCGTCTTTAATGCCTTGTAATCAAACTTACCGTTTTGCATTATCCAGTATTTAACATACGGGCCTAATGCCGCATAACACATCTGCCAAACACCTTCTTGTAATTGTCTTTCGTATTCGGCATGATTAATAGGTATCACATAAGCAGTTTCACCATCAAAGGTAACCTGAACGGTCACAATCTTAAACGATGGATTAGTAAAATCGCCTAGGTTTTTCTTATCATCAGTTGTGGTTTCGACATCGAGTGCGGCACACTCTTTCATGTTGGCTTTCATTTCCATCACTTGTGCAGTGGTGGTTACTACTACCGTTTTCATTTTAGAATATTCCTTTCATGTCCTTCGCAAAGCCATGTAATGAAAATATTGTATGGCTAAATGAACCTAACTCTACCGGTTCTTTAACAGAATTTTTTAATGCCTGTATAATAGCGTCACCATAAGCAATAGCTAGGATAACATCTTTAGCCCAGTGCTTATAAAAATCACAAGACCTCATAACATAGTGCATGTGGAGTTTGTAATTCCTCATCATGAAGTGATAACCAAGAGAACAAGGTACACGATTACCTTTATCTCTGTTTATATAGTCCTCATGATTCCACCAAATCGGTACCCATAATTGTCTGCTTTCTGGGTTCTTAATAAGGTGTCTAGTAATTGCCTCAACATTACCTTCTAATCTCTCAGGGTATGCGTAAGCAAATTTACCATCCTCATGTAAAAATTGTGACCAGTATTCCTCATCATTTTTATAAGCATTACCAGGATTAGCACCTGTTGTTAGCCTCTCTTGCAATTCCTCTTTAAGATAATTGCCATCAAGATTTTTCAATCCCCATTGCCAAGTATCGTTCATAATGGTTTTGCTACTTATACTATAGGAATAGTTTATCAATTCATGGGTGAGATAATCTGGATCCTTAGATACATCTTTATCTTGCACCGAATTGGATTGGTAAACTACTGCTAGTTCTTTTAGGTCTCGGCTAATCTCGTTCTTAGCCTCCTCTAAAGTGTGGTAGTATCTCATCTATCCTCCTCGTTTTTTACTTTAATTATTCTGGCCTCAGTATAGACTAGGATATCGGTTAGTTGTTCTAAACTATCGACCTTGTCTATCTCCTTTAGCCACTCGTATGTTGTTCTCATGGATTAACCTCTTTCTACAGTCCTCACAAATGGGACTGGCATTAATACCTTTATAACTTAAACACCTACTACATATCATAATCTACTCCTAAGCCTTCTAACTTAGAGAAGTCAAGGTCATTGATTACATTAGGCGGTCGTAGAATACCGTTGTTTGAGTTGTACCAAATCTGTCTTACTCTACGAAGTGGCCCATATAATTCATCATCGATAGGCTTACCTTGTTTCTCATATCTTAAAACCATCTCATGCCACTTCTGTATGCGAAGGGCAGTTGGTGTTTCTAATCTTAGCACATAATCCAAAAGATTTCTATGTGCATATAACCAAGGTAAAGTTTTAAAAGCATGGACTTGACTTACATCAATTTTCCATATCAAACCTATGTCTGATAACCGTTCTCTACCAGCTATATACTTGGCTAAGACAGTAGCTAAACCAATGTCAAGACCAGATATATAACCCATGTAGGTGACACGGCTATGAAACACGAGGGTAGGTTTAATGTGTGAATCCACTTGTCCTCTATAACTAGCGGATAACAGACAGTTACCCCATTTGTGTTTCTTAGCCGACCTTTTGTTTGACTTAAATTGCATTTCGGTGACTACACCGTCTTTGCCTCTCTTATTATATATCTCACGAGAGGCTTTGACAAATCTTGTCACCAGTTCAGGGTCTAGGTAAGAGCGAACTAAGTTAGTCCATCGTGCTTGGGTAAACCACAAATCTCTACCTATATCAAACTCGTTAGCCAGACTATCACAAATTAACTGGACATCATATAAGTTAGTGCCAATGGACATATCATGTTCGACTGTTGGTCTAGCGATATGTGCCATAGTAGCAACTTCCATTAATTGACTTGCGTCCGTTAAATAGATGGTCTTGCTATCATCATTTAAGCCTAATTGCATTTTAGTACCCGCTATTCTGCCTGAATTTATTTACTTCCGCTTTTCGGAAATAGTAATTGGCAAATTCTTTGGCGTCAAAGCCACTTACTATTAATAATTCCAAAAAGAAATGAAAGGTATCTGCTAACTCTTCCTTATAGTGGGTCTCATCAGTAGCCACTTCATCTTGTTTCCATGGCTTATTCTTAAGACAATTAGTTGCCTCAGATAATTCCTCTACTACTCGGTATGCACACTCCTTTAATCTGGACTGAACATTTCTTAAATCTAGTTCGCCAAATTGGTCTGGCTCTACTACATTAGCACCGTTCTTTTTCTCTATGGATTCATATTTCTCCATCAATTCAGTTTGCCTATTAAACATAGCCATGAGAACATTACCGGATCCCTCGCTATAGTGTTTAATAACTCCTTCTAAATCAATTTCCGAAAAGTCATTTACATTAACCATCGATTAATTTATCTCCTTTGTAAAGCAAATCATCTGGCCAAGTAAATGGCATAGTGATTGGCTCTACGCTATAATACCTTTTACGGTATCGGTTTAAGTGTTGTTTAACATAGCCTTCTACAAACTCGGCACTACTGCCGTTGTAATCGTATGGTGCTACATTAAATTGGTTATGGGTGTCATCTTGTGTATTAAAGGACACATCTAATAACCTATACATTAAGGCATAAGACATAACCAGCATATCATTTTTTAAAGAAGTGTCGCTACCATCAGGTGTAAGTTCTACACCCTCGTTAATAGCACCGTTCTGCATACAAAATAGGATTTGTGTAAAATCCATGTGTTGCTTAAGTGATTGCCACTCTCTAAGAAAGTCGCGGTTTCTTATCTTGCCCTGTCTATATATACTAGCGTAGATAGGCTCAGATATTTCTGGCGTTCTATCTAGGATATACAATCTACCATCTTGTTCTTCATCGTAGTAATGGTCTACTGCCCAAGATGACCAGTTATCGTCCCAATCTGTGGAGACACTGGCAGGGGATTTAATGATATAACAACTCTCTGGACCAAGCCATGTTTGTATGGCGTTAGCAAGAGTTGATTTGCCCGAGTTATCCGGGCCTTCGAGTATTATCATTTATACTATCCTCCTCTTATTTATTCTCTTATTTAATTGTATCATTTCTGGTCTCTTACAACAACTAACAAAGCCGGATTGTCTTTTACCAACTTCTCTAAATCCTGCTTTTCCTTTAGTGCTTGTAAGACCATATAGTCTATGGATTCACTCATACACATGTGGTAAAATATGATAGGTTTAGTTTGACCTGCTCTATCTATTCGCCCTCTAGCCTGAAAATAATTTATCCAACTATAATCTACGGAATAGAATATAGCCTTAGAACAAACTTTCTGTAAGCCATCAAGAGCCTCACCACTTGCGATTTGAATAATGAAAGGTTTATCACCTCCCTTCATTATCCATTTATCTATGAGCCGGCCGCGTTGCTTGGCACTTACTCCGCCTCGTATCACATAAGGCGTATCAAATACCTTCTGCAACTCAGCCAACTCACTCTTAAACCTAGCAAAAATAATTACGGGCTCACCGGCCTCATTTAAATTATCGACCAGGTCTACTGTGTGGAGTAATTTGTTTTCATTAAATACCACAGATTTACCCTCCTCATCATGAACTACATAGCCTGTCATTTCTTGCAGGCGAAGTAGTTTGGTAAGCACTATAGGAGCGAATATCATGTGGCGTTTATGAACAACCATTCCATCCAAACTAAATCTTTCGTAGCTGGCAAACACTTTGGGATCCCAGCGAACATCTACATTTATATCGGTAACGGGGGGCAAGTCTAAACAATCTTCCTTTCGGGCACTCGACACAAAGGGGCTGTATCTTTTTTCTAGGTCATCGACCATTCTGTACCCTAAGAGTTCATATCCAGATTTGCCACCCCAGATACCGTATTTATATCTAAAATCTGTCCAACTTATATTACCCCATATTTGAGGGTCAATACATTTTAGTTGGCTATATAAATCTAATAAGTTTTTACCTACTGGTGTACCAGTTAATAACAAGGTAAATTTAGCAGAGGCACAAATCTTGTGGGTCTGCTTACTTCTCTTGGCGGTTGCTGATTTTATCTTTTGGCTTTCATCTAGTATCACCATGTCAGGTTTCCATTTCATTAAGGCGTCAAATATAGGTGCCTTCTTATTTCTGGTTATGATACTTTCGTAATTAAATACCGCCACTTGTAATGGCATTTCAAGCCAGCTATCTCTCTCACTATCTTGCCACTCTTTAAAACCTTCTACTTTATCAAACACGCTACCGGTTTCTGGCCGTATAAACGAGCTG